TATTATTACTAAACTAGATGCAGTATCTAGTCCTATTGAATTTAAGCTAATAAAAAGAGAACCATTTGAACCAGAAGAATTATCTCAGGCTCAGTTTCCAGCCGCATATATACAAACAGGTGACGAAACTAGAGACTTTTTTTCTATAGGAGATGTGGGTTCAGGTAAAAGACAAGGGACTATAGACTTTCTTGTAGTTGGTTTTGTAAAAGGAACTGACTCAAATATTGATACTCTTCGCAATCAACTTATAGAAGTTGTAGAAGAAACTTTAGATAATGACATAACAAGAAATGGTAATGCTCTTAGCACCCAAGTGGTTGAGGCTAGTTCTGATGAGGGTATATTATTTCCTTATGGTGGAGTGAGAATTGTGGTAAGAGTTTTATATGAATTTGTTAGGGGGACTTCGTAATGGCTAAAAGAATAAAAATATACTTTCCTGATGGAGAAAACGAGATGGAAATCTTTGATGACCAGCTTGAAAATTATCTTGCAAAAGGATTTAAGAAAGATAAAAAAGAAGATAGACCTCTTCCGAAAAATGATTTAGAAGAAGAAGAAACAAACATAATAGAGGAGTAAAATTATGGCAACGCATACAGGATTAAATGGTGTTGTTAAAATTGGGTCAAACACAGTAGGGGAAGTAACTTCATTTACTTTAAACCAAACTCAAGACACAGTTGAAGATACATCATTAACAGACTCAATGAAAAGTTATAAAGCATTAAGAGGAGACGCAACAGCAACAGTTGAATGTCATTTTGACGAAACTGATACTGCTCAAGAAGCGGCAAACTTAGGAACAAGTGCTACACTAGAACTATACCCAGAGGGTGCAGATAGTGGAGACAAATATTTCACAGGAACAGCTATTGTTACAGGTGGAGATGTTGGTGTTACTATGGATGGAATTATTAGCAGAACTCTTACTTTTCAATTCACAGGTGGAGTATCTGAGGCAACAGTATAATAATTTGTGGCTGATAAAATAGACTTCTTTGAGGGAGTCAAAAACCATTTTGAGTCTCTTGAAGTAAAAATAATTGAAGTTCCTGAATGGGGTCTTGAGGGCGATAAAGCTATGTATGTGAGACCCTTTACCATGAACGAAAAGGCAAAACTATTTAAAGGTGCTAACGACTCAGACCTTAGTGTTTTGGTTGATGTGATAATACAAAAAGCCGAAACAAAAAGTGGCGATAAGATGTTTGACTTATCTCATAAGCCTAAGTTCAAAATGAAAGCTGATACTGATGTTATTTCAAGAGTAGCTTCAGCGATTATGTCCCAAGACAATCTTACTGACATTAAAAAAAACTAAACTCAGACCCAGAACTCTATAATGTCTTAGCCTTAGGAGAAAGGCTACATATGTCAGTAAGAGACATATTGCAAATGCCTGTTCAAGAGTTTAATATGTGGATTGCTTATTTTCAAATACAACAGGAAAAAGCCGAACAAGAACAACGAATGAATAGAAGATAATGGCTACAAAAAAAGTTAATATTGATATTATTGCTAAGGATAAGTCCAAAAGAGCATTAAACAATGTTAAGGGTAGTTTAGATAGAGTTAGATCAGCAGTATTTAATGTTCGTAATGCCTTAGCTGGTCTTGGTGCTGGTTTAGTAATAAGAAATTTAGTTAATACTGGAAAAGAGATTGAGGGTCTTAAAGTAAGACTTAAATTTTTATTTGGAAGTGTAGAAGAGGGTGCAAAAGCCTTTGATAAAATGGCTGAATTTGCATCTAGAGTTCCTTTTAGTTTACAAGAAATTCAAGCTGGTTCAGGTAATTTAGCTGTTGTTGCTGATGATGCTGATGAACTTGCTCATCTTATGGAAATAGCTGGTAATGTTGCGGCCGCTACAGGATTAGATTTTCAAACAACTGCAGAACAAATACAAAGATCATTTAGTGCTGGTATAGGTGCGGCTGATTTATTTAGAGATAGAGGTGTTAGAGCCATGCTTGGTTTCCAAGCTGGTGCAACTGTATCAATAGAAGAAACAAAAGAAGCATTTAATAAAGTATTTGGTGCTGGTGGAGAATTTGGTGGAACTACTGATGCTTTAGCACAAACACTTGAGGGAACTCTCTCAATGATTGGCGATAAAATATTTAATTTTAAAAAAGAATTACTTGATGCTGGTTTTTTTGCAGAATTAAAAAGACAGTTTGGAGATTTAGATAAATTTTTACAAGACAATGCTGAAAGTTTAGATGAATTAGCAAGAAATATTGGAACTGGTTTAGCAAAAGCAGTTGTTGCTCTATCAGACGGAGTTAAAATACTTGCAAATAATTTTGATCAGTTGAAAGCATTTGTTGGTGGTTTTATAGCTTTTAAATTAGCAAGTGTCATTATTACAATTACTAAAGCAGTAAGAAATTTAAGATTACAAACTATTGGATTAGTAGCATTAACAGGGCCAAGAGGATTAGCATTAATTGCTGGAGCATTTGTTACTATGAAAATTGCAGCAAATGATTTTATAGCCGAAGTAAAAAAAGCTGAATTTGCTTTAAAAGATTTAACAATGCAAGGTATTGTATCTCAAATAAGTGCTTTATCAGAACAAATTTCAATTCTTGAAGAGAGGAATATAGCTTTAAACAATAGTATTGAAGATGTTGCTAATGGTGGAGAAAAAATGTCAGGAAATTATGATTTCCTAAATGATATTTTAGATATGACACCAGAAAAATTAACAATGATTAAGACAGAAATGGAACAAAACAAAAGAATTATTTCTGAACTTAATGCTAAACTTGTTGAGTTAAATAAGTTGTTAGATATGGGCGGCAATCAATCAAAAAAAATTATAGATTTACCACACGCATTATTAGAACATGAAGCAACACCTGAAGAAGTTAATGAAAGAACAAAAAAAGAAAAAGAAAAAGCTCAAAAGATTAAAGATATTTTAGAACAGAATAAAATTGATAGCATAAAAATATTTCACGAAATGGAAGCAGAAAAAGAAAGAATAAATATAGTAGCAAAAATTGCACAAATAAAAAGAGAACAAGAAGAAATAGAAGCAGAGAAAGAAAAAGCTGATAAAGTACAAAAGATTCTTCTTCAAAATAAATTAGATGGAATGATTATACATCAAGAGATGCTAGAAGAAAAACTTAGATTAAATAATATTGAAGTAGAAGCTGAACAAGAAAAACAAAAAAAATTAATTGCTTTACAAAAAGAGGGCAAAGAAACCATGTTAAGTAATACAAGAGACTCTTTAAGAGCATTGAGTGGCTTAAATAGATCAGGTTTTGAAGCATTTAAAAGATTTCAAATTGCTGAGGCTACAATTAATGCGATAAGTGGTGCGGCTAAAGCATTTCAAACTTTTGCTCATAATCCTTTTATGGCTACACTTGTTGCGGCTAGTCATTTAGCAAAAGGTATGACTAT